AAAGAAATTGATCACGACTATACCTCTGACCCGACTTGTTAGCCTCACAAGTCATTGCACGCCATGCTGTTTGCGAACGCCAACGAACACAAGCATGTTGTGGTACCTGATCAGTACCTTGCGAGTTTGCGTGCAATCGCCGCCACCCCACTGCTAGGAGTGTGGGTGCCGGCGCCCTGCCTCACCTATCGATTGGTGAGGCAGCAGGTGGCCTACCACCTTGTCAATGGCCTGCCCGAGAGTGATCTCGGTGTGGACCCGTTGGACAGGTTGTTGGTAGGTCTTGAGGAGCGAGGAGTGGGCATTCGGAAAGGCGTGTCCCCCATTTCCCTCGACTCCAGGTTCGTCGCCACAATGACGCTTGCGCTGCGCTGCGCACTGGGACGTCTCAAGGATACTGAGGCCAACAGACTTACGGTGAAGAGAGAATATCTCCGTATTTGCAGGGCGCGCGAGGTCCGGTTGTGTGTGGTGGAGGGCTGCAGAGTCATGGTGGAAGATGTGTACTTCAAGGAAGAGTGCATGGACAACATCGTGACGAAGTACAGCCGGCTTCCTCGGTGGCTGGAATGGCTTCTCTGGTTCTATGAACCAAAGGAGAAGCTGTTCAACCAGTACTGAGGGGGTCCGGTGAGGGTGCGTGGCTGCGACACACGTGTTGACCCTGCTCTTTTAGAGCGGGCGAAGCGTGAGTGTGGTGGCAAGTTGTGCGCGCGCCGGAACGGACTGCCAACCAAAACCAGGGTTTACACTGTTGTCCCTGGTTTTGGACCGAGTAACAACCTCGGAGTTTATAACAATAGTGTCAACGCCGTTGAGCGCGCGTTTGTGGAGCGTTACTTCCTCTGCAAGCACCCGGATGGGTTTAAGCCTGCGCTCCGGCCTCGAGCTGGACAATTCAGTACGAAGTGGTTTGAGAGTTTTCGCCGCGACTGCCTGAAACACATGCCCCACTTGCCCGTGTTAACGTTTGATGAAACATTGAACCTTTTCCCGGCCAACAAGCGCAAGGTGTATCAGGCTGCTCTCGATAGCTTCAGTACTCAGGGCCCGGTTACAGTCGTTGACTCACGACTGAAACCGTTTGTCAAGTTCGAGAAGCAGGATGTTGCTCAGGCGCCTAGGATCATTAATCCAAGGTCGCCACGCTACAACCTGGAGGTTGCACGTTACCTCAAGCACTTCGAACACCACATGTTCAAAGCCATTAACGCAGCATATGGAGCACACACAGCTTCGACAGTGATCAAGGGCATGGACGCAAATGCGTCTGCGGATTGTCTGCGCGAAAAATGGGACCGCTTTGCGGATCCAATCGCCATCGGACTGGACGCGTCAAAGTTTGACATGCACGTTTCACCAACAGCGCTCCGGTATGAGCACACGTACTACAA